GTCGGCCTATCTGGTCATCGATACCCCTAAGAACGGGTACACGGTGGCTCAGAAGAAGGAGATCGTCGACGCTCTCACGGCGTGGCTGACTGCCACGTCGGGCGCGAACCTTACTAAGGTTCTCGGCGGGGAGGCGTGACCGAGCTTCCCATTGATCTCATCCTTCTAGGCATGAGTCTCTGGGTTCCGCTCATCATCATCCCCTCTGCGCTTTCGATCGTCGTACTTCTGACAGGTCGAAAGAGAGGTTCCAGTAGCCGTCACTCGTGACGCTACTGACAGGGAACATGGCATGCTGAGGACTCACGAACTCCATCGGGAGCCGTGATGAAAAGCCTGACCGCGTTCTTACAAGTTCTCCTCACCGAAATGGGGGAGAGATGCGGCACAAGCACCACCCGTGATTTTAACACGATCACGGGACGTATCGAACACGAGGGGTGGTCGTTTCTGACGATCACCCTACCTACCTTTGGCGCGGACCTCCAAAAAGGTCTAGACCGTGGGTATGTCGATCACGACCTGTTCCAGGGTTTTTCCTGGACAGGCGGTCTCCCCCGATTCCTCGGAGGTTTCCTTGATCGTGTGTTCGAGCGCAAGACGGGTCTCTTGCTTGATGACCCATCGATCGATGCCATTTTCGCGCTGCGTCAGATAACTCTGATGTTTGCGAAGATGGAACTGCAGTGCTCTCCTGAGAGGGAGAAAGCTGCGTTCGATGGTTACATCAAGTGTGAGCAGGATCTTCGAATTTCCGATCGGGAGTTCACAGGCGAAGCCTATGAGCAATTTACCCGCATCGGAAGCCTGCTTTGGGCTGATCTTCTATCCGAAGTAGACCGAGAGGTCTATTACGGCGAGATCCTCCCCAAGCACGGCTCAGGGGCCACTGCTGATGGTCTTCGTGGAAACGCGAAGTACAATCAATTGCAGTGGACCACGCGACTGGACGAGTACTTTCCTCACGGAGAGTATCTCTTCCCTTCGTGGCGTCATTACGACGCTAGCATCGAGATCCTCGAACCCGGATCGGAGATCCCCGTTAAGGTGATCACCGTTCCTAAGACGCTCAAGTCGCCTCGCATCATCGCCGAAGAGCCTACCTGCATGCAGTATGTGCAGCAGGGTATCTTCGAGAAGATGCAAG